TGGGCGCGAGGGTTATCGATCGCCTCCAGATGGACGGAGGGATGTGGGTGAATTTTGACTGGGAAAGCTACCGGAAAAACGTTAGCCACCTCCGGATTGTGAAATAAGGGGTTAAAAATGGCCCGACCTAAAACACACAGCGAACGGATGATTATTCTTGAGCGGATTATCGGTCTAGTGAAAGAGCAGGGGCGCATCACGACGAACGACGTCGTTGCGATGTTCGGCGTGCACCGAACCACGGCGGAGAAATATCTGCGTATCGCGCTGGAGCGAGGCGGCTTCATTCGTCATGGTCGCTGCGGCATTTTCCGAGACCAGCGTGCGGTGATTGATTATGACCTCAGGCGATACAGCAGTAGTCAGGTAACGGGATTTTCAGCGCTGCCGGTGCTGGAGAAAAGCCCGGTAATGCAGGTTTATGGAGCATCAAAAATGAGCATCAACAAGGAGGCCGCCCAATGAGCAACATCGACAAACTCAATGACCATGAACTGGTTGATCTGAAAAACGCTATCGAAAGAGAGCTTAAACGACGCGCTGATGGGCCAAAAGTCACCACGTATTATGTCGTCTCCTGCATCACTGATGCTCAGAATTTTACTGATTTGGACTGCGCCTTACGTTGCTTAAAAAGTGTCACCGAAGACCTTATGGAGTGGGTAGCGGAATCCCCAGAAAACCGGGATTACGTCAATCGATGCACAGGCATTGTTGGGGCAAAACTCCAAGTGGAGGAGATGAATCTCGATCGCTTCAACATGTGCGTTGCAGAAAAATATTTCGACGATATTTGGTATCCACCGGAGACATCCTAATGAGCAACATCGACAAACAGGCGCTGCGGGAAGCGGCAGAGAAGGCGACAAAAGGTCCATATGTTGTTGGGCATCATAACATCAATCAGCATGGGAATTTAAGCGGCGTCTATGTATGCCAGCAGTGGAAAGATAGCGCTGGAGGTGTCGTCGCAGAATGCCATGTTAACTGTCTGACAAAAACAAGCGAGCAAGTTTATGCAAATGCCGAATTCATAGCGGTCGCTAACCCACGCACCATGCTGGCGCTGCTGGATGAATTGTGCAGCGCCAATGGCTACGCCAGCGCATACGAGGCTGAAAAGTGGCATTACCACGGACTGGCAGAGTCTGAGGGTGAGCGAGCAGATCGGGCAGAAAAGCAAGTGGAAGAATTAACGATGTGGGTTAAGCGTCTGGCCCACTCGCTTAAAAACACCAGACCAGACGGAAAGTTACATATCGATGCAATGGACTATTTGAGCAGCAAAGGGTTAATCAGTGTGGAGGATGTATTGAGATGACCACTATTACCAGCGAACAGCAAAAACAGATTTTAATTGATACGGCGAACCACGTAATCAGTCGTGATAACACGTCACCGTATAGCGAAAACCTGCGCGAACTGGCGCGTATCGCGCTGTCTGCGCTCAAAAATGCTCCGTTAGCACTGTCGGATAATCAGGGCAGGCCGAGAGCGCTTGTAGTTCCACCCGCCATTGAGCCAGATTACAAGGTCATTAAAGGTATTCTGCCCACGGCCAACCCCGATGAATATGCGTGCTGCATTGCTGCTGACATGTGGAACGCCTGCCGCGCCGACATGCTCCAGGGTGCTGAACCTGTAAGCCAAACTTACACGTTGCCAGAATTAATCGAAGGCATGGAGGTGTCCATTGATGTCAGCACTTGTGGTGCTGATGCCGGGAATCGCTATTTCGGTACTGTCACCGAGGTATCAGAACTGTACACAGCTAAGAACGGTTACATCCTTCTGGTTCAGGACGCGGAACCAAATTTCGATGTGAATGGCAACTCTCCGGCAATTCCGGGTGGTTGGATAAGCTGTAGTGAGCGTATGCCAGAAGACGAGCAAGAAGTAATTGTTCATAACAAGTTGGGATATCGTTATGTTTCATATTTTGATGAGCATTCTGGACTATTTTTTGACATGCGAGGCGGCAATCAGATGAACTGCATTGAGCATATCTTGGTTACGCACTGGATGCCGCTGCCAGCAGCACCAGAACCAGATCAGAGCTAATGTCCCGTATCTACATGTCGGTCCTGTGATCGGCATTAGTGAAAAATCAAAAAATACGAATCAGTGATTTGTAATCAACATTTCTTAGGTTTGTAGATATGCGAATAATAACCAGGAAGAAACCTGCGTTCACTGACCTGTACCAGACTGGTGTTCTGACGCGCATAGCAGCCGTTAAGACTGACAGTGGCGGCTGGCGCCTGTTTGGAGTGTGGCGTGATCAGGATATCGCTGTATTTGTGGAAGCGGCGCGCGGCGGCATCCGGGAATGGTCCGGCTTAAATTATCTGGCTGAGTTTGTGTTCAGTTGCGGCATTAGTCTCTGGGAGGTTCACAACAAGACGGATCGGAAAACTCCGGCATGAAGTGTTGCGTCATAACCCGCTGCGGCGGGTTTTTCCGCCTAAAATCTGATATGAAACAACACGCTAGCTTTTGCAAAAAGTGCTATCCACCTCTTGAATATTCTTTTTAATGGGTATACTGTGTTTATATACAGTAGTTAAATGTAGAGGGAATTATGAAGATAGAACTTACGATCAATAAGTCGAAAGAACTGCCGCGCGGCGCCATACCTGCACTTGAGAAAGAGCTGCTTAAAAGGCTTCAGAATCAATATGAAAATTGCTCTCTGGTTATACGAAGAGCTGGTGGCGATAGTTTGACTGTTTTCGGTGGTGAGAAGGGCGATAAAAAGAAGGTAGAGGAGATCCTTCAGGAAACGTGGGAAAGCGCTGACGACTGGTTTTATTAACATAGCGCTTAATACTGGCGCGCATTTTTCAGAATACCGCAATTTGCGTATCCCTTTGATGCTGCTGCCGACAATTTTTAACCGCGTCTGTACATCGCCTGAAGGGAGAACAAAAATTGAGTAATTCAGCTTTGCAAAAGTCAGAAGATAGCTGGTATGACATTGTAAGAAGATCTGATGGCTGCGTGGTGTTTAGCTTTCCATCATCAGGCAGGCATCTTATCTATCGTGTAAATGGCATGGTATCTATGCGTCCTTTGCTGGATGATGAAGAAGTTTTTACTCCCAACGGTTTTATGCATTTTATTCGCCGTCTCGGCTACCGGGTAACACCACCTTCTGATAATATGAAATCAACGGCCTGAACAACCGTTAACCTTCTGCGCCACGGAGAATACCATGGCGCACGAATTACAACTCATCAAGCAGTCATCTGGAATTCTGATCCCCGCAACGCCGGAGACCAGTGATATTCTGCAATCAAAAATCAAACTCGGCGCCGTGCTGGTGGCTGAGTTCCGTCAGGTGAGGAATCCTGCATTCCATCGCCGCTTTTTCGCGTTGCTTAATCTTGGGTTTGAATACTGGGAACCCACCGGCGGTGCCATTTCTGCCAATGAACGCAAACTGGTAAACGGTTATGCAAAGTTTCTCGCTGCATATGGCGGGAATGAGGGCGCATTACTGGATGCGGCTGAACAGTATCTGGAACAGATTGCAAACCGCCGGGTAACAAACGGGATTAGCCTGTGTAAATCATTCGATGCCTACCGCGCATGGGTGACGGTTGAGGCTGGTCACTATGACGCCATCCAGCTACCGGACGGCACCCTTCGCAAACATCCCCGCAGCATCGCTTTTTCCAGTATGGATGAGGTCGAATTTCAGCAGTTGTATAAATCCGCGCTTGATGTGCTCTGGCAGTGGATTTTATCACGGACATTCCGTACCCAGCGCGAGGCCGAGAACGCCGCCGCCCAGCTCATGAGCTTTGCGGGGTGATGGCGATGAAATACTCCTGGTTCCATCATCACGACTGCACAACCGAGCAGGCCGACACTCTGATATCGGATTATCAGAAGCGGGGCATAAGGACAGAAAAGAGCCTGAATCCTGACTTCATTACCTGGACTGTCAGCGCGAAATTACCTGAATATGCACACCGGGTGCGGACGCCAAAATCCTTACGCCAAAAGGTCTGGGGGTGAGCATGGCTAAATTACCGCGCCGTAAGTGCGCAAACAAAGAATGCCGCCAGTGGTTTCACCCGATACGCGAGGGGCAGATCGTTTGCTCGTACCAGTGTGCCAGCGCCGTCGGCAAAGAACAAACCAGAAAATCTCGCGAAGCCGCGCAACGTAAGGCGCAATCCCTTCAGCGCGCCGCTGAGAAAAAAGAACGCGCCGCCTGGCGCCAGCGGAAAGCCGCGGTTAAGCCGCTGAAACACTGGATTGACTTGACGCAGCGCGCCGTAAATGACATTTGCCGCGAAACCGAACTGGCAGAAGGACTCGGTTGCATCTCCTGTGGAACGAAGACGGCGTTCGCATGGCATGCAGGCCATTACAGGACTACGGCCGCCGCCGGGCATCTGCGCTTCACTCGCTTCAATATCCATCTTCAGTGTGATGTCTGCAACGTCTACAAATCAGGGAACATCGAAGCATATCGTACCGCGCTGGTTGAGCGTTACGGTGAGGCGGCGGTGCTGGCACTCGAGAACAATAACACCCCGCACCGCTGGACGGTCGAGGAGCTGAAGGAAATCAGGCTCGCGGCACTGTCGGATCTGCGTGCGCTAAAAAAGCTGGAGGCCGCATGAAACCAGAACTGATCGAGATACTCCGCATGCGCTGGTT